AAGATGATTATGATTATATAAATGCAACTTTTGATAAATACATGTAGGAGATGAATAGTTTATGGCTATAAGTGTTAAAACAGTTGCAGATCGAGTCTATAACTTGTTAAAAGGTTATGGATTTACTATAGATACTTTTGACAAAGACGGTAATGTAGTTGGTAACCCAGATAATGCAGTTAGATTTTTTGTCGAAGACCCAAACATCTTGGTAACACTTAACGTACCAACAGAAGAAATTAAACTTAGTGTCAGCGAAAATTCAGACCAGTCTGATTTACTTAGAAAGCAGTTAGGACAGTTAGCAAAAGACTATTTAATGACTTTAGATTTTAGAGTATTTGGTAAAACTTTAAAGCCACAAAGTGAAACAGTGAATGTTGCAAAAACAAAAGAGAAAGATATGGAAGTAGTACATGAAGCAAGTTTAGGTTCGGTATTTGGATCTACAAAAACAAGTTATCAACCACTGGATAGTGTTAAAATTGTTGTTAAACACAGCAAGCCTGTAAACGAAGAAGTCAGAGGTTCTAGAAGCAGAAATATCAGCAAAATTTTTATCCAACGTGGTGAAGAGCGTTTTGCTTTCCCAAGCAAGAATCTAAATGGTGCAAGAGCAATGGCAAGACACCTATACAATGGTGGTGAAATGCATGACAGCATTGGCGAAAGCATTGTTAAAATGTGCAAAGATATCAGCACATTAAAAGAGTTTGTACGTTATGTTAGATCCAATGATCTAGTAAACGAAAGCAATCAAGAATATGTAACATTAGCAATGGAAAACATTGGCGAAATCAAAAATACATTTAAAAGATTAAGCGGTGTAAAAACATATGCAAAAGCAGTTGAAAGTATTGCAGACCAACAAAACATTGAAATCATCAAAGAAGTAGATCTAGAAGATCACTTCACAGAAACACATTTTGATGATAAGGTTGCAAATGCTGTAGACACAATCAAATTCTTAGTAAACAGAAAAAATACTTTTGAAAACTTCATTATGAAAGCAATTGAAGCAGAAGAGTTTAACGGTGTTAAATCTTTGATTTCCGAAAGTGACACATTAGAATTTGATACACCAAATGCTAAATTAGGTCACCAAGTTACACAACTTAGCACTACCTGCAAAGATAATAGATTAGCAAATTATTTAGGTGGCATTGGTCAAAAACTTAATAGTGGTGCAGGATTAGATCCTTTTGAGTACAGAGCTATTAAAGCAAGTCTTTTATCAGCAGGAAACAAAAGAGCAGTATATGCAGAGAATTTTGTAGAGGAAGATTACTATCAAAAATTTATAGAAAGTTTTATCCCAGAAGATAAATAATTTTTAACTATTTGTCAACAATAGTATAAAAAGGTTGACAACATGGCACAAAGAAAGTAAAATAGGCACATAGTAGTAGAAAGTTTACTACACACATGGCATACATATAAGGAGAAACATTATGGCATCTTTGGCAGAAATACGAGCAAAGCTCGCGGCAATGGAAAACAAAACTTCCGGAAGCCAATCTCAATCAAGTGGCGACAACGCCATTTACCCTCACTGGAATATCGATGAAGGCACCTCAGCAACACTGAGATTCTTGCCTGACGCAGATCCAAATAACACTTTTTTCTGGGTAGAAAGACAAATGATTCGTTTGACTTTCCCTGGTGTAAAAGGTGGTGATATGAAACCAGTAACAGTACAAGTACCTTGTGCAGAAATGTATGGCGACACTTGTCCAGTACTAACTGAGGTTCGTCCTTGGTTTAAAGATCCTTCATTAGAAGATTTAGGTCGAAAGTATTGGAAAAAGAGAAGTTATATTTTCCAAGGTTTTGTAACTGAAAATCCTTTGAATGAGGAATCACCAGAAAATCCAATTAGACGTTTTGTGATTTCACCTCAAATCTTTAACATCATTAAATCAGCACTTATGGACCCAGATATGGAAAATATTCCAACTGATTATATGAATGGTACAGATTTCCGTGTAACTAAAACAACTAAAGGTCAATACGCAGACTACAGCACATCTAAGTGGGCTCGAAAAGAAAGAGCATTGGATGAAACTGAACTTGCGGCAATTGATAAAAATGGATTGTTTACACTTTCTGACTTCTTACCTAAACAACCTAATGCAGAAGAACTACAAGCAATCGCTGAAATGTTCCAAGCATCAGTTGACGGTGAGTTGTATGATCCTGCTAAATGGGGTAATTACTACAAACCATATGGTGTAGAAGTACCTAGTTCAGCACCAAGTGTACAAGCAACTACACCGAGCGTACAGGCAGAAACACAGGCCCCTCTGGCTGAAGCAGTTGCACCATCTTCAACTGCAACAGAAACTGAGGCACCAGTTTCACCAGCACCTGTAGAAGAACAGTTAAAAGGCGATAGTAAACCAAGTGCGGATGACATCTTAAATATGATCCGAAACAGATCGTAAGGAGAAGTCATGCAAAAACCATTTGATTTAAATAAATTTAGAACTGGTCTGACTAAAAGTATTAGCGGTATTAGTGCTGGCTTCCATGATCCAAAAGATTGGGTCAGCACTGGTAACAAAACACTAAACTATCTAATTAGCGGTGACTTTGAAAAAGGTATCCCATTAGGTAAAGTTAGTGTGTTTGCTGGAGAGTCCGGATCAGGTAAATCATTTATCTGTTCAGGTAACTTGGTTAGAAATGCACAACAAGCAGGATGTCAAGTAGTTATATTTGACAGTGAAAATGCGTTAGACGAAGAGTGGCTTCAAGCACTTGACGTTGACACAAACCCTGAGAAGTTGTTGCGTATCAGTGTTAGTATGATTGATGATGTTGCTAAAACAATTAGTACATTTATCAGCGATTACAAAACAAATTACGGCGACTTACCATACGAAGAACAACCTAAAATGTTGTTTGTTATCGACAGTTTAGGTATGTTGTTATCACCAACTGACGTAGATCAGTTTAACAAAGGTGACCTCAAAGGTGATTTAGGTCGTAAACCTAAAGCACTAACAGCATTGGTGAGAAACACTGTAAACCAACTAGCACCACATCCAGTAGGATTAGTAGCAACTAATCACACTTATGCATCACAAGACATGTTTGATCCAGATGACAAAATCTCGGGCGGACAAGGCTTTATCTATGCATCAAGTATTGTGGTAGCAATGAAAAAGCTCAAGCTCAAAGAAGACGAGGATGGTAACAAGACATCAACTGTACAAGGTATTCGTGCCGCATGTAAAGTGATGAAAACACGTTACAGCAAACCTTTTGAGAGTGTACAGGTGAAAATTCCTTACGAAACAGGCATGGATCCATATAGTGGATTATTAGAAATGTTTGAATCTAGGGGCATTTTAGAGAAAGTTGGTAATAAACTTTCTTATGTATCACCTGTTACAGGCGAAGAAATAAAAGAGTTCAGAAAAGGCTGGACAGGAGAAAAACTTCAGATAATTATAGATGAGTGGGCAGAACGTACTAATATCAATAATGATGATGTTGTAGATATTGACGGAATTGCCGACTTTGAAGAAAGTGAGGTAATGGAAAATGAATCCTGATATTACTCTTTTAGTTGAACTGTGGGAAGGTATGAAAACATACATTCCTACCAAGGACAGAATACAAGCGGCCGAACATATTGTAGGTTTACTAGATGAACGTCTAGATTTAGGCGAGTTAGAAGATTATCTAGAAATGTTTGATTCTGTGATGAAAAATGCAATCAAAGGTTATTATGGTTTTGACGATGATACCGATGAAGAAGATGACTGGGAATAAGCATGGCTGGTTGGTATAATTCTGTAGTAGACGATTTAGGAAAGATTGTAGATTCAATTGAGTACTATGAAAATGAATTACAAGAAGCCAAGTATGAATGCAG